GATTATGGAGTGATAAAAAATGACAATGGAAACAATAGCAAGATTAATGATGATACTAGTAGGATTTATAATTGCAATGCTAGGTATAATAACAGCGGTGCATTCAGATCATCATATGTTAGGTTTAATGATAAGTTTTGCGGGTGTGGTGTCTATGTTAGGGGCTACCCCATGAACATCAAACACTGGACCAGGAATGATTTAAGAACTTGGGTTAAGAATATGGAGAGAGCGCCTTTTTTTAACTCAAAAGAGGACAATGAAGACATTAAAAAAGTAAAAAAAGAAATAAGAGAAAGAAACAAAAGGAGAAGAAATGGAAATAGACAAAAACTTAGTAATTGATTACGAAGATTTGTTAGAAGGGTCTGGGACCGGAAACAACATGGGTTTTTATTTAATCAATGAAAAAAGATTAAGATATAAATTTAATGAAATTAATTTTGATGAAAATAAATTTTATGAATGTTTTGACATGAATACTTTAGAAATTCTTAAACCTAAAGAGTGGGAAGAATTATCTAAAATGTCCAAAGATCAGATGATCACTAATTATGTTGAAAAATACGAATGGGACTGGTTGGGTGATGATTTTGATGACATGGCGGGTTATTTACAATTTGTTGAAAACCACGAACCAAACACAGTATTTTCAAATTATACGGACGGTTGGAAAAGTGATGACGATTATATGGTCATACATCATCACGATATGTCAGATTTAAAAACTGATGCAGAAAGAAAAGCATATAAAAAAGGTATAAAAGACGGGATGGGGAAATAATGAAAACAACTTTATTAATAACACTATTTTTATCACCAATTTATTTAATATTTTGGATAATTAGAAAATTAAATAATCTGGAAACTGATAAATGGAGACAAGAGGAGTTAACAAAATCATTTAACAAAGCAAAAGAGGGGGAGGAGTAATGGCAAAAGAAATATTAAGATACATACAAATAACAAAAGAAAATTTAGAGGAATCTTGCGAAGGTAATTATTTTTCTGAAGATGTAGCTGTTAAATATGATTTACAAAATGGTACAATTAATACTGTTGCTTTTTGTATCTGTAAAAAAACAGCACAAGATATGGCTAAAGGTTTAAACTTATATGACGGTTTAAAAGAAGAACTTTAATCAACAACTAACAAAAGGAGAGGAGGAGTAATGGCAAAAGATAAAAAATGGATATGGGATAAAACAAAAATAATTTTAAAAGATCCTGATGATAAAGAGGTTGTTTTATCAAGTTTAAATTTAAATGATGAAACTATGAACTGTATTTTTTCAGACATTGAGGAGTATGTTCACAAAGAAGGAGGGAAATTAGAATGAATGATCAAACAAGACATGGAATTGACGGAATAATTTCAGAGAACCATGCAAAAAAACATCAAGCAGATACAAGAAAAAAGTTTGAAAAATGGTTGGAGGAGTGTCCAGTAATGTATGCAAATAATGACATACCATATGGAAACGACCCGGATATTGTTTCATATAAATTTAATTTAACTAAAAGGAGATAGAGATATGTCAACTAGAAGCAATGTAGCGGTGGTGGATCCCGCAAATAATACGGTGAAAGTGGTTTATGTTCATGGGGACGGTTATCCTGACGGAGTAGGGAATTGTCTTTTAAAATATTATAACACTTATGAAAAAGCAAATAAAATCGTAAGTAAAGGCAGTGCGTCATACTTAGATGAAACTTTAGAAGGGTGTGCATTTTATGAAACAAAAGAAGATAGTTTTGAAGAGCATAATAATGAATATTGTTACATGAATAGCATGCGAGGTAATTTTGCAATTGAATATATTTACATGTTCAGAAATAATGAATGGTTTGTATCTACGATGAAAGCTATAAAACAAAAACCTAAAGACGGTTATGATAATTTTATCACTTATTGGACAAAATTTATTCCTATAAAAAAACACAAGGAATACACAGCGCCTAAAGAACTAAAACACGGTGAGGTAAAAATGGTTGCTAACATAAGTAAAATGTTAAGCGATACGTTTGGGGCTGATAATGTTATTTCTCAGGGGAGAAAAATTAAAAAACTGAATTAAACGATTTGGCCTAGTCGAGGGGGTCTGGTATTTTATCCTTAATACCTATAAATGTTCGATTTCTACTTTTGATTTGTACTCATTGGGTAGTGAAAAATTGTAAACAAACATTTAACCTCGACTAAATTTTTTGTATTTTTACTATAACACTATTTGGAATAATTGTAGTATTTCCTATCTCTTCAATTTCACCTTTTTCACTAGCGGAATAATCACCAAAAATTCTAGTAATTCCTTTTGATTGTGAAAGTAAGTGTCCCTTTGTTACACAGTTTGCAAGTTTTAATTTTAAAAGTTGATCAATTGATTGCCAGGAGCTATCAGATAAAATATCAAGCCATGTGACAGAGACCATGGGATATCTATCTTGCCAATTCTTAGCTTTTTTATTTATCGTAATTTTTCGTTTTAACATTTACTATTCCTACACTTGTTTTTAAATGTTGGTTATGCTTTTCATTAAAAACTTTTACCCAATCACTAAAACTGTTATTTTTCAATTTCTTTAATTTCGGTTGCTTCCGCTTGGATTGTTTTAGCATTGTATCCGTCTATTTTAGTTGATAATTCTTTCAATTTATTTTCTAACTCGTCACGGCTCATACCTTCTAGGCCTGATACAGTGACCTCTCTCTTATCGACATACATACCCGCTAACTGTCCGGACCTATATTCAGCTTGAACAGAGACATTGAATTGTTTACTTTTCTCAGCTTCTTTTGAAAGTTTATCTAATCTTCTAAATCTTTTTAATTTATCTTTTGAAAATTTATTTACTTCTTCCTCATATTTTTTATCTAAATATTTTGCAATGTGAGGATTTAATCTTCTGTTTAATAATCTGGAGGCTATCGCGGAATAATCAGTGGGGTTTTTGCATTCATATTTTGCTTGTTTGCAAGCCTCAGCATAAGTCATCTCACCCCAATTTGCGACTAGTATATCAACAAACATTCTTTGTTTTGGAGTAAGATCCTTTTCGGATCTTTGAATCTTTTTTATTTGAGCCATATTTATACTATATAGATTATTTCATCGGATTGAAACAAGTCAAAAAAAATTAAAACGGTATCTCTTTATGCAATATTAATCATTTGGTGTCCCTGAGGGACACCATAGGGACACCATAGGGACACCATAAAAACGTACTTAAGTTATTGATATATAATAATAATTTGCTTAGAGGGACACCAGGGACACCTCTTTTACCCCCTGAGCATTTTTTTTTACTCAGGGGTCTAGATAATCTATATAGTATAATTTTCCGGGGCCTGGGGAGGATAAACTTTAAGATAAAATTCCGGGGCCTGGGGAGGATATTCTTATCTATTAATGGCCCNTAAAAGGCCATACAACTATCCCGGGCCCTGAGGAGGATAAACCGGTACCAAAAAAAAATTTCGGGCCCTGAGGAGGATATCGGTTGATTAAACTAAACCTTATGATAATCTAAAAGCTATAATGTTAATCATTATTGCTCTCTTAGGTTAGGGGGTCTCAAATTAGGTTTTTTGTTTTTTCACCCTTCTTGAGGCCCTCAATACTTTTAATCTCTTTTAAAATTTTTCTCCGTTGTCCCTTGTCCNTGCAAGATCGATATTCCTTATATAACCATCTATANCTAAGCCATTTCAATTGAACTTTAGTATACTTAATTGTCTTATTTGATATCAACTCATTAAATTTTTGGCGTACTATCTCAGGATCGAAGTTACCCGACCAACAAATATCATCAAATATTTTAGTTTTATTAGTAAACCAATCGTAACTATCTTGTTTAGCGTAAGCGTCTTGCTTATGCTGGCCCATACTCAAAGCGTCTTCAAAAGCTTGTAATAATACCGCCTGGAATAATCTTTCCTCCGGTAGCCGGTTTTCTCTAATCAATTCCATAGAGAAATTAATGCCCAAAATTTTTAACAAGCTCAGCGAATAAGTCACGATAATGTTTCAATACCTTCGGTTCATTAACGACATGTATTGCAAAATTATAATCGTCTAGGGTCATCTCAATGAATTCCGAGCGCTCTTCACCCGTTAATCCTTTGCAGATCTCCATTTTTTCTTCAACGATACTATTCAAATCTTCCATAGTTTACATGCGGAGAGGGAAAAGATATGGAATGAATTCTCCGCATGTAATTTTTCCACTGATCGTAGAAAACTGTAAACACGTTTATCGTACCCATACACCTTAACCTCTCAAAATTTAAGTTAATTAAAGTTT